CTTTTTGTTTTTAATTTTTTTTAAAAATTCTTTTTTCTTACTTAAACCTAAAGTAGGTTTTATGCTTTTAATAGGTTTAGTTTGTCTTCTCATAACTATTTTATTTCACAACCTCTGCCACGTTTAGCTAGTCCACCACTTTTCATTCTAGCTCTACCACCATTTTTCATAAAGCCCATTTTGTTTCTGACTTTACGAGGTAATTTAGCTAAACCTTTTTTACCAGCTGGTACAGGTTTTAATGAACCACCATCTTTAAGTTCTCTTACAACTCTTTTCTTTTCAGCTTTAAGATTTTTTTTACCTTTTTTAGTGTAGCCTTTTTCGGCATCAACTCTACCTAGTTCTTCGAGTTCGTTCATTCTTTTTGAATTCATTATTTGCTCGCTCCTCTAGATTCATCTCTTCTAGATTTATAACTTTGTGATTTTGTAGATTCCTTGCCTCTTCTTGCTCCTAAAGATTCGTCAAGTCTAGCATTAGCTCCTTGTTTCTTTGTAGCTGATTTCGCATATGGAAATCTTACATTTGATCTTACTCCGTTTTGTCTCATTTTTTTCCTCCGTTTCTAAAAATTTGTGTTCCTTTTATACCATAGATACTTGCAACAACCAAGATCCATAAATTTGTAAACCAACTTGGTAGTGCTGCAAAGTGTTCAAAGAAAATATTTACTTTGTCCATCGCACTCGGATCGTCCGATACCACTGCCCAGGCCAAAATCGCGATTGGCGCCGAGAGGATTATGAGAACCGCCTCGTCCTTCCAGTCAGATTGCCTAGCCTCAAGTAATTTACCTTGGTAAGCTTCCTTACCTTCAGCCATACGAGATGCGTGCATAAGTTGTGCATCTGACATAGCTATCTTCGTCTTCTGTTTGTTAGCGTAAATTTTACTACCCGCAGAAACGGCTAATTTAATTGCCGATAACCACATTTAGTACCACTTAGCTTTAACAGGTTTTTTATCAGCTCTCATTCTTTTAGTTCCTCTAACATCTACTGTTTGAGTTTCTAAAGGATCTGTTGCTTCGATAGTTTTACCGCCTGTTTGGTAACCATCTGCGCCAACGCCAAGTTCTTTTTCGATCTTAACGTCTTTGTTCATAAAAGTCTGACCTCTTTGCCAATCTTTGCTCATAATGTTTCTCCTTGATTATATTATAGTTAATTTTTCTTGAAATTTCTACCAAAATCGTGAATTTTACTAGCATTGGACATCTCTTGTCGTCTAATACTGTTTTGATTTGATAGAATTGTTTTAGTTAGCGAAGTTTCAGAGCGTAATTCTGCTAAATCTTCGTTTTGCTCTAGTTTATCTTCAGTGTTTTGTTGGTTCATCATAGCTTTCATAGTATCTAAGCTAATTCTGCCTTCATCAAACGCAGCTCTAGCTTGATTTTGTCTTGCTTTAAGATCTAGTTCTCTAGTTTTTAGTTTAATTAGAGGATCTCCACCAAATTCACTGATAACTTTTTGTTCTTCATCCATATAATCTTTAGTTAGCTCTGCAATCAACACAGCTTTTCTAGCATTCATATTTTGTGTCAATTGATTTGCTTGTTGAACAAGCTGTTGATTATTAGGATTTTGTTGTAACTGCATTTGCATTTGTCTTGCTTGAATTAATTCCTCTTTAAACTCTAATTGAATTTGTTCTTGAGACATTAAACTAATTCTTTCTAAAATATTTTTTTGTAATGCACCCATAACCATAGGATTGTTTTGTACAGTGTTAGATTTCATAAAGTTTAAATGTGAATCAATATGTGCTTTGTGATCTTGTCCTTGAAAGGCTTGAAAAGGTTTACCTGCCAACGCTGCAATTTCTTCCATACTCGGATCAATTGGAGTAGGTTGTGCCGGCGGAGGTAAAATTGATGCAATATTTTTTACTCCTAAAGCTTCATACATAGACCTATACGCTTGGTATAGGTTATGTAGTTGAGGATTCGATTGCGCTAATTGAAGTTGTGATTGCGCCATCGAAATTCTTTGAGTTTGTGAAAATATATTTGGATCTGCAACCGGTAGAATATCTATTCTATCATCAAAGTCTGAGACCTTAACATTTCTAGCAGCACCGGGTACATCGTAAGGATATACGGGTGGTAGATATGTTTTAAATACATTCGCTAATAATTTAAATTCTTGTTTTAGTCCAACGTATAATCTTTTGTGTATGGCTGACATTACACGTGAACCACGCTCCAATAATGCTACTGTCGTACCGACGGCGGCTTGTTGGTTCATATCACCCACTTGCATATCTGCGATGGCCGCGAAACGTTGACCAGCTGATACTACAATACCCATTAATTGTAATAATGTTTGATCGGGACCTTTGAAAGGTAAAGTCATAAACTGATCTTTAATGTTTCCACCAGGTGCATCTACATCTCTAAACTCACCGGGTTGTAAGGGTTGTGCATCATCTCTAATTCTAATACCACGAGATTTAAATCCAGCGGGTAAATTAGCTAAAGTTCCAGCATCAAGTAATTGTCTTAACGCAGCTGTAGCTGTTCTTGTTAAACCACCAATCATATGAATTAAACCAAAGCCATAAAAACCAGTACCTGGTAAAAATTTAAACTGAACAAAGTAATTAATTTTTTTCATCATTGTATCACCTTGATTGTAGTTTCTTCTAATTGATAAAACAGTTTGATTGGATTCAGCTATTGTTATAACGTAAGGAAGTTTAATACCTGTTTCTTCTCCATCTTCACCTATATCTTCATAGCCTTCTAAATCTAAATTTGTATGAATTTCTAATAAAGTGTATTGATCTTCTTGACCATCTTTTTGAATTCCTTCAAGTTCTAATTTTTTATCTTGTAATTCGTTTTGAGTTACAGGGGGCGAACCTAAATCTACATCTCTGTAAAATCCTGCAACTTGTTGTTTTCTTAATTCATTCTCTGAAATTTTAATAACGTGTACAACCGCTTCTGCGTCATCTAAAGAGTTAGCTGAATAAGGTACAATTAAATCATCTGCCGGTACAAATTTAGAAACGGCTCTACCTAAAAGGTCGTCATAATAAATTTTCTTAAAGGTAGAACCGGACAGGGGTAGATAGAAAAGCATTTGGTCAAACTCTGGTTCATATTCTTTCATCTGATCCATAATTTGATAATTCATAAAATCTCTTACACGGTGTGCTTGATCTTGTTTCTCTGGAGATGTAGCTCCTAAAATTTGCGTTCTTACCGGACCGTCGGCTGGTAATAATTCTTTGTAAGCTTGCGCTTGAAATTGTGTAACTGCTTCTGCAAGAACTGGATGATTGACACCACTAGCTCCTCTGAAAGGTTCTGTTCTTCTCTCATATTTAAATCCTAATAGTTCTAAACCTTCTCTATAAGATTGTTCCCAATCTCCTCTAGATTCTTTGTACTCTGTGTATTGATCAAATAATTTATTTCCTAATGGAGATAAAACTCCATCGTCTAATGATTCAGCTAAGTTAGCAAAATGATCTTGAGCCATTGATGGGTCAAGTGCATTTGGATCAAAAGATACTTCAGCACCACCTTCGTCATCCATTGTTACTTCTACGTCTTCTGATTTTTGAACAATGTCTTCGTTAGGTGTTTCTACTTCAGTTACTTCTGTTTCTTTGAATTCTTCGTCGCTTACAGATTGATTCGGTAAAGCGTCATCTATTTCTGCCATATTTATCCTTTTAGTTTAAACATTGTTGCAAGTCCACCTTTTTTAAATTCTACTCTACCACCATCTTTGTATCCAATAATACCACCATCTTTTTCTCCACTACCGTAATCTTGTGTACTAGCTCCAGCATAACTTCCATCAGCTCCTTCATATGAAGCCTGAGTTGCTGCATCAGCTCCACCTTGGCCGTAGTCTCTACCTTGAGAAGCATATTGTTGTCTAATAGCTTCAATTTTTGCTGCATCACTTTTTGCTTTTGCTGCAGCTTCACTAGCTATTTTGTCTTCATAAGCTTTTTTCTCTGCTATAGCTCTATCAAGTTTTGCTTGTTGAAATTTTGAACGAGTTGCATAACCCATCATTTTTTCTATGTATTTATCTAATTGTAATCCATAATCATTTGTTCCAAAACCTGATACAACATTTTGACCAGACAATACTGAACCCGGTCCATACTTTGCTAAACCAGAATTAGGATCGTTTCCAATCATCATTTGACCATCTGTAAATTTTAAATTATCAGACGTTCCGGTAATTCTTGTTCCTGTTTGTCCTCCTAAAAAATCCATTTGTGGTTGAAGGTCAGGATTATAATTCATAGCATTAGGGTTTAATGGATTTCTTTTATTAGCTAAAGCCATCATTGGAGTAATTGCGAAGTCTTTAAATCTATTAAATTGATTTCCCACTGATGCAATTCCATCTTGAACAAAATTTTTAGCATTAACTAAAGGATTAAATACTGCAGGGTTATTTTCTCTTAACATAAAATCTACCGGAGCATCTTTAAAATTAATTGCTCTTGTATCCATACCAGGAACACCATCTGTTTTCATAGGAACATTTTGTGATCTAACATTATAAGGGGTAAGAGTTGTTAAACCTCCTCCACCTCCTCCACCTTGTTGATATTGATTTATATTTTGATTTATAATATTCGGAGTTGTGGGTGTAGATGTAGTCGGAGTTGATGTTGTAGTAGATGTTGTTGCAGACGAAGGTGTAGAACCTTGATAACCAAACAATGATAAATAATCATTCATATTTGGAAATTGATTTTGTAATACTGAACTGCCTTTATAGGTATTAATATAATTTGAAAAATCTTGTGCCATTAATAATACGTTCTCTCTGTTTTCGGTAATGCATTTTCTTTTTCATCTTCAGGGTGTCCAATAAAACCTCCCTGTCTAAAGCGCATTATCGCTTGTGTTGTACTGTCCACCAAATCATCGTGATCTCCATAAGGAAATGATGCACACTCTTCAATCACCTCTTCGGCAAACTTGTCTTCAGTTGCCCAAATAATTCCACTTTCAAATAATGGAGCAACCGCATTAACTCTAGCGTGTTTATCACTACCTTTGCTAGGAGTATAGTTTATAACAGGTATCCCCATCTTTCGCAACTCATAAGTTAAAGGCATTCCAGAAGCTTTAGCCTCCACGATCACCGTTTCAGGGTTCCAATAGCGATATTGTTCCATAGCAACTTTCTTAAGTTCAGGAAATTCTAAACGTTCTTTGACTGCATCTAGAAGTATTAAGTTAGGTGGTGAATCTTGATCAGGATAAAATACACCCCACGTTGTAATTGCACTATAGTCGGCTGTCTCCTTTTTTAAAAATGCTGTGTCATAACTTTGAATGATATGTTGTAGAGGTGGAATATATCCTTTGTCCCACACGTTCCACCATTCTCGTTTAATTAATGATCCTTCTTCAGCCGTTGGGTTCTGCATCCACTGTGCATTCCATTTACCAACAGACAGAGAGGCTTTCACCGATTCGAGTTCCTCTAACTTCCAATATTCTGGCCATACCGGTTTCTCACTTGGTAAGATTGCTGGAAACTCAATCACTTCCCATTGATCTGATTTTAATTCTTTTTGAGACTTAAGTAACATACCGGTCAAGTCTTTCATATTCCATCTCGTCATAACCACAACAATTGCTCCACCGGGTTGAAGTCTTTGTCTTGGACCTGATGTATACCATTCATACGCACGCTCTAGTGCAGTTACGTTCAACGCATCTTGCTCCGAGTGTGGGTCATCGATGATAAGTAAGTCCGCTCCACGACCCGTTATGGCAGATCCAACACCAGCTGCGTAGTATTCACCGCCTTGTTCTGTTTCCCATTTACCCGCGGCTTGCGAATCTTCTCTTAGTCTTGTTTTGAAAACGGATTGATACTCTGCGCTATCAATTAAGTTTTTAGCTTTACGTCCAAAGCGGATCGCTAATTCTGTGGTGTGGGTCGTTTGAATAATCTTTAGATCAGGTTTACGTCCTACCATCCAAGAGGGTAAGAGGTAAGACGCAAACTCAGATTTAGTATGCCTAGGGGGCATATTAATAATAAGTCTTTTAATTTTTTTATTTGCGATGTCATTAAATTTTTGTGAAATTTTTTTGTGATGCTTACCTTCTATAAACTCTGGCCAAACGTGTTTGACAAAACTTAGAAAGTCTTTTTGAACTGAGTTCTGTTTTTTCTTCTCATCAAATTTAATGGCGTATTTTAAGAATTCTTTCTTAGCGTCAGGGGGAAGTTTGTTTATTAGTTCTTCATTCATTTTCGTTTACCTTCACGGCATTTGCCGTCGTGCACATACAATAAGTTGATTATAGATTTAAACTTTTTATTTCGCAACCCTCTAGAAATAGTGTTTCCTTTTTTATTTCCACTTAATCTGAAGTTTTCTGTCTTTACTTCCCAACATTGTACCTCACCGGTATCAGGATTAAAGGTTATTAGATCCACGGTACCATTGGTTTGACAAGAATCAAAAACATCTAGACCTTTAGCCATTAAGTAACAAACGGCAATCTTCTCGTTGTAGCACCCTTTTCTGTTCTTCTTCATAACCCCTTTTGAAAAAAAATTTTATAAAATTTTTTACAACTTGTAATATATATGAAAATGAAAATACCCCATATCTTTATCTAAATCAAACTATATATACTAATATATACTACATCCTTTTTGTTTTAGATTGTTTAAATTAATATTCTTATTTCTTTATTCTAATTGCTTTGGTACCTCTATTGGATAATAAGGGACTACGTACTCTGAATATATAATGAATAGCAGTGAGCCTATAGGCTCACTCTAAAGTGAAAAAAATTGCCACAACCCACACGTGTATGTGGGTCGTGGATCGTTTTTAGTTTGTGATTGTTTCGATTTGTATTTCTTTATTTTTTAACGTGGCTTTTTTAATCAACTTATCATCTAAATAAAAATGATAAGTTCTCGTTCCGTCATCGTGCTTTTTGTGGGTCACTCTTGTTTTAACAAAACTGTGCGAATTTTTTGCACTCGTTCCGATTAAGATTTCATTGTGTCCATCTTCCTTTATTCCATAACATTTAGATCCTTTATAAATACAAGCTTGGATTTTATTCCATATCGGATAAGATTTAGCCATTATTTGCCCCCCTTATTATTTCTTAATACATTTAATGGATCATATTTTAAAATGGCATTTAAATCTTTTTTTGAAAAATGCCAAAGTATTTTTCGGATCATTAGTTTTATTTTTTTCATTTTTATTCTCACTTTCTATTTATTTATTATCTACAATTATAGTTTCAAATCTAAAATTTTGCAATCGCCAATAGTCTTTGATTTCCTTCCTTGCTCGGTCGTTAATCAGATCCATTTTACAAAATTCTAAACTTTCCTTCTCCGAATGACCTTGAGAGGTCATTCGGATTATATTAGCGCCGTCAATGGCACAAGTTTTATAAATGGTTTTAAACATTTTTTTTATCTCCATCATTAAATGGAATGTAACTGCCATCTAAACTGACTGCATATTTTTGATTATTTTTATTCAACCACTTACAAAGTTTAAACCCTAGTTTGTAAATATCTCTTGCATATTTGCAAGGGTGGTTTTCTAACATAATCGGCGCTAGTTCCTTCATTGGCAATAATTTGCCATTCTTATCGGCGTTAGTATTCCAATTGTTATCCATTAAGGAAATACTAAAGCTTTCATATATTGGTTGCTCTTTTTTCATTTTTTTCTCCATTTGTTTTTTTTGTTTGTAATTCAAAACGAATCACTTATAAGAATATATGGGAAGGATTTTAAAAAATCAAATGAATAAAAGCTTTTATAGTTGGATCGAGCTGCGCCGAGCTGCCGTTGAGCTGCGCCGAGAAAAAAAATCCACCAGGTTCTATAAATACACAAACCACGATCCCCAGAAAAAATTTGATTGTGCAGCTCAAACGATTTTTTTTATTTTTTTTATGAATAAGGAACAAGCGAGAATACAAGCGAATAACTCACAAGCGATCGACAAGCGAGGATCGTTAATTAATTTTTTTTATAATTAACCAACAAGCGATTGACCTCGTTCCAATCATCTTGAACCAAGCAAGGCGTTTCACGATGATCTTCTAAAAGTCCGTAAATACTTTTACTCCCATAAAGTTTTATGGAGCGAGGAACGGCAGTGCCGAGCAAGATGAAATTACGTTTAGGTCGTAGTAAATGGAATAGTTTTTGATGTGGTGAGAAGATAACTTTCTTCTGTTTTTCGTTCTTGATTAATTTTAACTCAACCATAAAAAAACCACAGTGATCGTGGTATCCAAGACAATCACACACTCCAAAACTTGACCAACTTTCCAATCTTGTCCACCTAATTTGAGGGGTATTTTTCTTTAAAAGTTTCCAAAGGTCACTCTCTTTTTTCATAGTACAAACTCTTATTTTAAAAGAGTAAAAATTGCAAGATAAGAGGGGTTGTGAATGGGGGAAAACCCTCTCAAAAGTTAATTTGAGAGGGAAAGGGAGTTCTATTTAATTTCTTGTTCTTCTGATTTCTGCATCATTAATCGTTGCATTTCTGCAAGTTCTCCAAAAGTAGTCTCTAGTGATATGTCAAAATCTTCACCAAATACCTTTTTGAAAGATTGTTTAAAGTGTTCTTCAGTATTAAAGTTTTTTATCTTCATTTTCTTTCTCCTTTATTTCTTTGTTTAATATTTCCATTTTTTTAACCATTTCAATTTGAAAATCTAAATAAACACCTTTTGTTATTAAGAGTTCCATCATTGATTTTTCTCTTTTTTCCATTTTTACCTCCTTTCTACCATTGTATTTTTTTCTCCATCTTCTTCTATCTCTTCTACAATCTCTCCTACAATTTCGGTTTTATTCATTTTGGAGTAGTCTTTGATGTATGAACAAGCAACCTCATTTGTACTTTCAGTTTTTATATCTATTTTGGATTGATCGAGATATTTTTTATGTGCATCGTCTTTGTCTTTAGCAATAACTTGATGCTTAATAACATAAACTCTCTCCTCTTCTATCTCATAGATTTTTTTACCTATATCTTTATCAGACACAAGTAAATCGTCAGTGGGTTTAAACTCTTCCATTATTCAACCTCATTTCTAAAAGTAGGTATGATAGGCAAATCAACTAAATTTGTTCCAATCGCACCACTTTCATTTCCCTCGTCATCACTACGAGGAGTTAAAATAGTTCCATCGTCTAAATAGATTTCACAAGGTTGTTGATCCCAACCATAAATCTCTTCAGTTTTATTTGCACTCAACCATTTTACTTTTACTATTTTTCTTCCTACTAAATGCTTACTTACTAACTTTTCCCATTTACTATCTTCCATTAGTTGGTTCCTCCATACATTGCATTGTTTAGTTCTTCGATTAATTGTCTAACTTTATAGAATTTATTAGATAAATAATTAGGGTGGTTTCTATCCATAATTTTATGATCTATATAAACTGAAAAAGTTTCAGAGTGTTTCAAAGGTATAGAGTAGGCATTGCCGTGAATTTTACGAGAACCACGACCTAACACTCTAACTTTATATCTTTCTTTATTTACAAACTTTCTAATAGATTTAATAAATTTTAAACCCTCTTCATTGTTTGGCACTTTAGAAAAATAGTGAACACATACCTCGCCCATACTATTTTTTCTTGCTCTATTCTCCTTACACCATTGAGCAAGTCTCTTATCAAAGTTTTTTGTTTGACTAATTGTTTTCATTTTTATTCTCCTTTTTTATTTTTCTTTCTATAAACAAGATATACAATACTCATCATTTTGTCTAGATATCTCGTCTGATTTCATTATCTCTTTACAAGATTTACAAAACCCTTTTGGCGTAGGCGTAAGCTTTTTTATTATTGACGTTAAAGTTCTAACTAAATCTTCAGAAGAATTTTCTTTATCTTCAATAGCTAAATCTAAATCATCACTTAACCAATCTAACAAAAAAGATTGTTCTTTTTTAGTTAGTTTCATCGTCTCCTTTCTCAGATAGATAATGAGTATAAGTCATCATCATTCCAATTTTTTTTCCGTCTTCAAATATTTGCTCAAACATACTGTGAAGACCATTTTTCTTCATAGACCTTTCTTGATCTATCCAACACGTCCAAGTCTCATCAACATATGCATTTATTCTATCTTTTATTTCTTTTAGTTGCATATAGTTTTTAGGATTATTTTTTTTGAAGTTTTCCCACTCTTCTTTTCTCCAACCTTGTGGTGTCATTATACTTTCTCCTTTAATGTTTCTCTCTCTGATATATCCCAAAGATAAACCTTGCTCTCTAAGTTTTTATCTTCTTTCTTATCCCTTAAAATAAAATTACATTTACAATTAGGGTTTTCCTTTTTGTATTTTTTATAATTTTGATAAGGTTTTCTTAACTTATCTTTAACAAATCGATTGAATATATATTCATCAATCTCAATGCTAAATTCGTATTGTTTCAATTTATTCATTTTATTCTCCTTTTTATTTATTTTTATATACCTATTGTAATTTAAAAACAAGGGATTATATGGGAATAAACAAGAAAGGAAAATATGACAAAAATCAATAAAAAATCGTGGAGAAATAGAATAAAAATAAAACACAACTCCTAGTAGAATTTTTATAAAATAAAAATATTATAACTCACAAGCGAACAGGCGATTACAGGCGATTATTGACTTGTACGGAAAGTTACACTATAAAACAACCTATGGGAGTACCAAAACAATTAACTGAAAGACAGATGAAGTTTTCAGAACTTTTAGTCTACAATGAAGGTAGAAAAAGTCCAGCTGAGTGTGCGCTGGAAGCAGGCTACAAATCAAGACCAAGACAAGCTGCGAGTGAGCTGCGAAATCCCAGAATATCTCCATTGGTAGTAAAATATATTGGTGAGTTGAGAGCAGAGGTGCAAGAAAAATATGGAATTAGTTTTGAAAAACATTTAGGTGAGTTAGCTAAACTACGAGATGATTCAGCTAAAAAAGGTGCGTGGTCTGCTGCGATTAATGCTGAAGTAGCTAGAGGAAAAGCAGGTGGATTATATGTAGATCAAAAACTTGTGATGACCGGCAATCTAGATAAGATGAGTGAAGAAGAGCTGCAAGCGAAAATGAAACAGATCCTGGACGATCACAAAAATTTAATTAATATTACCCCAGAACAAGAATCAATAGAATTAAAAGAAGAAAAAGTCCTTGAAAAGAATTCAAGTAGTAATTAATCCATTTAACTGAAAATTTAGGTAGGTTTATTATTTTTTTTATTAGTTCCATTATTTACTCCTTGTGAGTTTGGTCCCTTCCTTGGTGGAAGTTGATCCCATTTTACATTAGGCATATTCTTTGTCAATGTAGGATTAAAAATTCTGTTGTATTCTTTTTTATAAGTTTCAGTAGGTATTCTAGATCTACCGTCGTAGCTAAATTTTTTAGTTTTCATTTATTTTCTCCATCTTGAGTATACAACCTTTTGGGAATACATTTCTATCAGAAAATAACTCATCTCCTAGTTCGTAGGAAGCAAAGGTCCTGATAGTTTTTTTATCTTTAGAAAACAAATAAGCTTGAGTAACCATAATACTTGCATCAAACTTATTAAACTCCTCTGCCGTAGCGTGAGCCGAATCACCCGTGATATCAACCCAGACTATTTTGTAGAAGAAATACTTCTTATTTTTAATAACAACGTGTCTATATTTAGATTTTTTAGGAGTTCTTGGCATAGGATCTTATACTATAAGAGAAATTTTTAGGCAATTTTGTTTTAACAAAAACCAAAAAATGCCTATCGCGCCGAGTACATAAGCAAAAAGTTTAATGAAATCAATGCTTATTTAACCTTGCCATAGCAAAAACATCAAAAAGCTAGTAATACCAACAAACTTGCCACCATAAAATCTGCCTTGGCAAGACCTATGGCAGACTATTATCTGCTAATACCAACACTTCTAATCGATTTTTAGCCTCCTTGCCACCTTGCCACCCTAAAAAAATTTTTTATTTTTTAAAAACAAATTACCCTAGAATTTCTCTTACACCGTGGCAGACTAGATTAGAATCGTTCTAATCTTTGATACGTCTAGTTCCGTGTGATATTATTTTATGAACACCAGCTCCTTGCAGCTCTATTTGAGCATAAGGTCTCCAAGCTTTAGTAATCAAATTCAACTCTAGTATAAGTGTTGACCACTGTTTTGGTGTTATGTTTTTACTTTGTATAGTTATCTTCTTCATAATTTTTGGTGGTCTTCACTCTCGCTACTAACCACCCCTTCCGCGGGAAGTTCTTAACTCTTCTTAAAGGTACGAGACCTATATAAATGCTCGTTGTCGGCCTTTAGAACCACTCTCTGCGTGTCTACTCCTATCAATACACACTCTTGTACCTCTATTCTTCTAATGTCTTCTAAATAGCCATCTTTAGTTTCCATTAATATTTCGCAATCTGATAAGGCATTGCCTTTACTTTTACTTGTAAAATTATGTAATATTTGTTGTAAATCTCTTACTCTCATTTGTTTAACCTATCCTCCTTAAATTTTGGATACATTTCTCTATGTCTCCGTGCCACATTTCTGACAAGTTCGTGCCACTTTTCCTTCCACATCTCTTTCATCTCTTTGTTGCCACATTTGTGATAAACATTTGCTATTTTATCAAGTCTTTTTATTTCTTGTTTTATAGTACTCATCGACCCTCCTTAAAAATTTATGTTGATATTGTTGAAATTTTGTCCCTTCTACGACAAATTCTTGGTAGTAGTTGTCTTTACTACACATCATTACTACACCTTTAGTAATATTGGTTTTATATATAAAATTGTGCGCCATCGCATAAGCCCCTAGCTGCAGATAGTAATCCCCGATCCACTCCTCTCGCTTCGGTTTATTGGTTTGTTTAAAATCAACTATCGCATCGCTGCCCTTGTGTACCGCTACGAGATCCGTTGCTCCTGCATAAAGCCCTGGATAATACAAAGTACATTCAGTTCCATAATATTCACTTAAATTACAAAGCCCTTGTTCAATAACTCTGATGGCCATATTGTGGGCTTGTTTACCAACATTAGTGAGATCTAAATAACCTTCTTCTAAAATATATTTTTCCAAGATCTTGTGCATCGCCGTTCCACGGTTCGCACTCTCCGAAGTAATTTTAGCTGCCACATCTTCACCCACCCTTGCTCGCCAAGCTGCGAGACCATCTTGTTTTTCTCGTGGTTCAGTTGCCTTTAAGATCGTGGTAACACTTGGTAATTTTTCTTTATCATTAATATTATAATGACGTTGACCCTCTATAGTCTCTCTAATGGTCTTGGGATAAATATAACTATTATTTTTTTTCATTAATGTTTCAACCCAAACCTTCCATTTTTTAAATCTTCAATAAGATCATCTAAAGCGTGCCATATAATAATACCATCTTCAATAGTATGTTCCTCTCCTTTTAAAGATCTTTTAATTTGATTATCAAATTTACGATTCCCGGTTCTCAAATAATCCCAATCTCTATGTCCATATTTTTCAATACAATACTCATCTATCACATCTTTTAAAGATTTCATTTTTTATTTCCTTTTATTATTTTTTTCAAAATCGTAGAGGTAGGATCTAACAAATCATTAGGATCAAAACTTTTACTACAACCTACTAATAATACTAATATAATTAAATACTTCAAACTTTTCTCCTTTTTCCAAATAGTGTTCTCCAAAACCAGCTTCGGCATATTGATATTGCCGTAAAGATGACTGCGATATGAAAACTCTCAAGAACGGTTGGGTACATATCAAAGAACGGAAATATAAATAACTGTATCATTGTCGATAGAATTAATCCACTACCGACATCGATACACGTTTCAAATAAATTTCTCATATCCAATCAATCGTAGGTTTGCCGTTGTAATTAACATCATAAATAAACCAACCAAAAGCCATTAGTCCAGCAGCTTTTGTTTTTGTAGATTCTTTCTTAAAAGGCACTCTTCTACTAAAAATTAAAATTTTTTGTAATTTGTTTTGATTAAATATTAATTCTCTTCTTTTTATTCCTTCTAAATAAGATAATTTATTTAACATACAAACCTTATTTTTTGCTAAAGATAACGCTTTAATTGTAAACTCAGTAGATAAATTAAATGGGGGATTTGTAATTATATTGTCTATATCCATTATAGAATAGTCTTGAGTTAAAAAATTTATGTTAGATTTACCATAACCTCTATCTATCAAATCAGAGCTGTAAACATTGTAACCATTTTTAATCATCACTTTAGACATTGCACCATTACCACAAGCACACTCATAAATATTACCTTCAAATTTTTGTCTGTCCATAAGAGCTTGTGTTGCACTTGGGGGTGTAGGATAAAAATCATCTTTTTCTCTATCCCCTTTTGCATTGTGTCCTACATAAGCTAACGCACTACTTGTTTTCATTATTGTTTCCTTTCTGTTGCTTTAATTATTGCATAACCTATTTCTTCGACGATTTGCGGGACGATAGAATTGCCCAATCCTCTAAGTCGGTGTACTCTGCCGGATACCCCATTAGCCACTCGACCCACGTTGGGTTCAACGCTCCACCACCCTTGATCCAAGTTTCTTTGTCGCTCTTCGCTACTGCTTGTGGAAGAAGATGTCTCGTTGAATTGACTACGGCTTTGCCTGAATCCTTCCAATCTCTCGCTGTTGGTGTTGGCCATTTCTGAACTGCTGCCGTCAAGTTGTGTTGAACTGCTGCCTTCTCTCCCTTGCGTTTGATCAGAGTGTCTAAATTCTCTTGTCCTGATGCTCTCGGTGTTGGCCACATCCATTCCTTTAACCTCGGTGGACGTAGAGTTGTGCCGTTCAACATCGCTTGAGCCTCTGGTTCCGTCAGCTCGCCAGCTTCTACTTTCCGTCTCATAATCATTGTCTGACCCTCCGATGCGTGTCCGAACCCCTTCGTCGTTGGTGTCGGCCACATTGATTGTTTTTTCATATCCGTTGTCGCCGTTCCGTATTTCACTTGTTCGGCTAGACTTCCCGGCGGTACTGTTGTTCTGCCTATGCTCTTCCTGTATTCTTCTCTCTTCTTCATAGATTCTGGAGATCTCTCGTCTCTCATCGTTGCCGATGGTGTTAGCCACATCTGATCTGACTGCAATGAACCAGATTCTTTTTCTTTGGTGCGGAGCACCGACGGCTGCAGCTGGAATATTGAACGGTTGGACTTCGTATCCTTCGTCTTCCAAGTTAGTGCACACAGTCTCGAAGACCACGCCGTCTTGGATGTTAACAATTCCCGGCACATTTTCGCCAATAACGAATTTTGGTTGGAATACCTTGATAATGCGAAACATTTCTGGCCAGAGATGTCTGTCGTCATCTGTTCCTTTTTGTTTGCCCGCGACTGAGAACGGTTGGCAAGGGAAACCCCCTGTAATGATGTCTGGAGTTTCAATTCCATCTGTTTCAAAGTTTTCTTTGGTGATCGCTCTGACGTCGTCATATATTTTTATTCCTTTCCAATGTTTATCTAATATTAATTTACTGAACTTATTGTTGTCACAAAAAGCTACAGTTCTAAAATGCCCTGTTCTCTCTAGTCCTAAACTAAATCCACCTAGTCCACTAAAGAGATCTAATACCTTTAATTTCTTCATTCTTTCTCCTCATTATATTACACCTTTTTCTCTTAAAGTTTCAGGGTTAAAGTTATCTTCTACCCATAACTCTCCTGTTCTCTCACAGTCATCACATTGTGCGTGTACTTCTTCTTTTGCTTGATGATAAGGTACTCTGTAAAAACCATTTCCCTTACATTTCGGACAGAATATTTTACGCTTTTCCATTTTTATATCCTGTTTTTTTTGCAGCTCTTGTAGCAAGAGCTTCTATTGTTTTACTTATTGTTAACTTAGCATCTAAAAATTTTCCATCTGCTAAATAACTTAACTTCCTATAAGTGTCTATGGGTACTGATACAGACTTAAATTTATTTGGATCTGCCATTGTGTTCCTTTCTTTCATTAATAGTATTATATGGGAATTTATAATGATAAATAAGCGCTTGTCAAATGTTTTATTTTATTATATTATGAAGACCTCTTCTCACACCTTTTGTTTGTGCGTTCCTTTCTTGGGACGCACGAACATTAATAGAACTTCAAAAACTAAAAACAACTTTAAGTTGTAGATAATTAAATATCTAATCTAGGTTGACATTTGAAACCAATCACAATTCGGTCATTGTTGACACGATCTTGCCCCATTTGTTTCATCATTTCTTCAGCTATTTTATAACCAGAGGTTGCACATTCAAAGTGCGAATTATAAATTTCTTTGTGAGATATAGGAGGTAAACAACTGCCGTACATTTGTGTACAGATTGAAAGAACTAATATAAAATTCATTTAACGTCCTTGGCCTCTATATTTTTTCCACGTTCTACGTTTATTTTTATTCATCTTACATAAACTAGGGTGCCTGCCTATATTTGTTTTATTAAATATAGGTTCGTGAGATACTTGATCTTTAAATTTTTTCGCCATCGTCTTCTAACCATTCTCTAACAAAAGGTTTAGCACCTTTAGGTGCTGTAATAGTAGGTAAATAAATTATTTTACCATTAACGTGTTGCTCTAAATCAGCACCACAATTCATACATCTAAAAAAATATTTTTCAATACAAACTAATCCTGTAAACTCTTCACACGTTGGACACTTTCCATTTACAACTTCAGCTACAAATTTAAGTCTTTTTTTTCTAGGCATTACTCTAGTATTAATGCTTTTATAGAAAAAGATCCATCAATATTTTTTTCTAACTCTGCTTTAGATTTAATACATTTGTATTGTATATTTTCTTTTATCACTCTCGTCGCTTCGCGCTTCCCTTTTAGGCATACACTCATAGAGGGTTGTATTCTGTGCTCCTTGATATCAGGTCCTACAAACATTAAAAGGGCTACAATATGCTCTATCATAAAGTTTTTCCTTTATTTACGCCTTCTTTAATAACATATTTTTGTGTGCCGTTTGCACCTATCTCTACTTCTTGTCTTAATTTTTTAGATAAATTTTTTTGTTTAATCGTTCTTTTAATTTCTTCAATATAATCTAAAAGTTTTCTAGTGATTCGTTCCATTTCCATTTGCTCTTACCTTATCTTTTAATACTTCTATGTCAGTCAAAGCTTTATCCATTTGTTTTTGTACATATTCTATGTTTACTTTGTTGTGCATCATATCTTCTATTCTTACTTCTATCTTCTCCACGGACTTATATAAATCCTCCAACAACATCAGCTGTTCCTGATCCACGGGTAATTGCTCACTTTTCTTAAGTAAATCAGCAGAGAATAACTCTCTTGATGTCTCTAGCGAGGTTAGTCTGGCCGTCACTTCTGTGTACGCAACCACACCCATTACTACACCTATTATAATTCCAATCATATTTTTGATTGGCATACTTACATTTGTATTTTCACTTACTTTCATTTTTAGGTCCTATAAATTTATCATTCATCAATATAACATCTGGATTTTCTTTTTTATAGTCATTTTTAAGAGTATCCCAATGGCTATTTGCATCGTTAGGTCTATTATCAATGCCCGAAGGAGCAATACCTCTGCATTTATTGACCAATAGAGAGAATTCAGGGTTATGTTTTAGTGTAGGATTACCATTAACTCTACCACACATTTTCATTAATTCTAATTGTTGTTTAATTTTTACGTTTTCGTTTATGGTTTTACAATCTACACCTAAATATTTTCTGTATGTGAAACTTAAATATTCTTGTTCGTTTGTACTATTGTCTGAGTAA